CCTACATAGTGACCCTCTCATCGAGCGGTCAAAAGAACTGGTTTGGTTTTACTCAGCAACGGATCACGGGCATCTCTCTTTGCCATGAGATCGCCAAGCGACACGCCGACAAGATGTCCCCCGAGGAAATCGTCGAGTATGTCATCCGACTGAATAACGCCATCTATCAGAAACTACTCAAAGGAGAGCCGCAATGACCCTATCGAAAAAACTAGGCAAGCAATTTCAGCAAGTCAAAGACGAGATTCAGATCAAGAAAATCACGATCGATCTCGGCGAGGTGAAGTTTGACCTCAAGATGAAAGTCCCCCTCAAGCGGGAGATGGAAGAGATCAACGCCAAAGTGCTGACACCTGCCAAAGAGAAAGTCGATGAGGTCTTTGAGCGCCTATCAGCGCCCATGCGAAAGACACTTGAAGAGGGCGGCGAAGAGTTCATCAAAGCCCTCAACGAGAGCAAGCAGACGATCACAGTCACCGATGACGACATCATTGTCGATGGCACTTCACTTCGCCAAGTGGCGCAGTATCAAGCCATTGAAGAGACCCGCATCGAGGAGTATTTTCATCTCTTGATCTCGGAGACGGGCGAGCCGATCGATGAATCGTTTGAGCAGATCAGCGCAGAGTTCCCCGACTTTGCCATTAAAGAGATCGTTCAATCTATTCAGGCGACCATCTCGCCCGACTATAAGAGCGCAAAAAAAAACTAAGGCGATCTCTCCGTAGGCAAGTCACCGCCGCCCTGATTTTCAATGGACACACGGAGAAGTCGGTTGATGAAATAAGCGAGGAAGTATTCACGGAGATTCAGGTCATGTATGCAGATGGGATGCTCGGCAACAAAGCGATCTTTGATGGTCTAGCCCCTCTCACGACTGCGATCTTTAATTACATGAGACCTGAGAATGCCCCTGCCTACAAGCAGACGGCAATCTTCCCTTGGATCAACGAATACTCGATCAACCCTGATCTTGAGCCGACCGCTGAAGAGCAAGTCAATAATGCCTTGCTGACTTTCGTATCGCAAGCCAAAGGCTTCAGCAAAGAGAGGTTCAAAAAATGAGCGGGGAATTCAAAGTCGAGGGCTTCACCGAATTATTCAAGGCGATGGATGAGATCGCCGAAGAGATCGGGACAGGCAAGACCGCAAAGATATGGCGCACGGCTCTTGGTTATGCCATGGAACCCGTCTTGCAAGCCGCCAAGCAAAGAGCGCCCGTCGATTCAGGGCAGATGCGAGATCACATCTATCTCAAGGCTCACAAGCCCCAAGGCAGAGACAAGATGTCAAATTCATTCAAGGGCGAGATGTTTCTTGCTCGAGTATCGGTCAGTCCTAAGCGTGACGACTCTACCGAAAGAACTGTCCTCAATAAGCGAGGCAGATTTCAAACGATTTCATACAACCGCCCCGTGGCGCTTGCTCAAGAATTTGGCAATGCTCACACAGGCGGTCACCCATTTATTCGCTCATCATTGGAGTCGAACTATCAGAATGTCATCGATAGGCTTGGACACGCAATATGGGCAGAAGTAAACTGGGGAAAATACGCTAAGAAAGGTTAATCATGGCAGTCATTGGATCACTCTCGGTAAAACTGGGTCTCGTCACCGTCGAGTGGGACAAGGCTACCTCTCAGGCAAAGAAGCAAGCCAAAGACTTGCAAAATGCTTTCAACGACCTCGGCATCGGCATGGGGAAATTGAAAAACCTTTTCAACACCCTTGGCGGGGCGGCGGGTATCGGAGCGGCTGGTTTTGCGGCGATGACTCATTCCGTCTTGCAATTGGCTGGCAACCTTGATGACCTTTCAAAGACTTACGATGTAAGCATCGCTAAGGTTCTGCAATTTCAGAATGCCATCATTCAGGCGGGCGGCAAATCCGAGGATGCGGGCAAGATCATGGCGACTATGTTTGCCAAGATTGCTGAGGCGCAACAGGGCAATGAACAAGCGATCGCTACCTTTGAGGACTTGGGCATCACCTTTGAGGAATTGAGATCGATGAACCCCGAGCAAGCATTGACTCGGGTCTATCAAGGGTTGGCAGGAATCGGCAACACTTATGACCGAATCAAAGCGGTCAAAGACATTCTCGGGCGAGGCGGCTTGCACAAATCAGTCGAAGAGATCGCCGAGGCTCTCGGGCAATCGACCGCTGAATTCCGTCGACAAGAACAGGCTCTCAAGGCATGGGCAGAACTAGGCGATCGCATTGATCGAATGATGCTCAACTTGAAATTGGCTTTTGCTGAATTTTTCAAAGTCTTCACAGGCGGCGATTTCGTCCCATCCGTCAATCAATTCAAGGCGGCAATGGTTGCGATCACCGCCGTTGCCACGATCAACGGGATGTTCAAATTGGTTGCCGCTTTCAAGGCATTGAACACCGCCCTCAAATCGACTGCGGCTCTTGGCATTGCCATTCAATCGGCTCAAGGCATCAAAGGCATTGCCATGGCTGGCGGCGCTTTGGCGGCTTATTTTGGGGCGATGAAAGTCTTTGAGTCTCAAGATGAGGAGACCGATGCGAATGCCCCCGTAGAACAAGCGGGTGGCGGCACACCTGAATCAGGCAGAACAGGGGATCGCAGAACGATCGCCGCCGCTCAAGCCAAACTCAAATTGGCAAAAGAGATGCTCGAACTTGATCGCCGTCGTCATGAATATCAGATGTCCTACTTAACAGGCAGTCAAGATGAATTGGCTCTTGGCGAGAGCGCCATCAAGCAACAGGAAGACATTGCCAAAGCCGCTCAAGTGAGGGCAGAGGCTCTCAAGGCTGAGAACTTGAGCAATGCTCAAAAAGGGATCATTCAACAGCAATACGAGCATGACATCAAGAAAGCCCAACAAGAGCGAGATCAGCGAGATGAATTGATCAATGCCAAGCGACAGATGGCTCTTGATCTGCTCGATCGTCAATACAACAACGAAGCAAAATTGGCGGCGATCAAAGGAGATCAGGCTCGGCTCGAGAACGAGCGGGTTCACATGACGACCTTTGCTTATGAGAAGCGCCGTGAGGAATTGGCTCTTGAGGAAAAATTGCTTGGTTTTGAGATGCAACGAGCCGAATTGAAAGCCCAATGGAAAGGGCATGAGATGTCGCCCGAGTATGTCGATCAGATGATGATCATCAATGCGGCAGAAGCAACCGAGCGATCTCTTTCTCAGATTCGCCAAAGAGGCGTTGAAGAGGATCGTAAGCGCCAAGAGGATTTCGTCACAGGTTGGAATTACGCATTCGAGCAATATGTTCGCAACGCTCAGAACTACGGGGCGCTGGCTTCAGATATGTTCCAGTCGTTCGTGGGCAATATGAATTCGGCGATTGATACATTCGTCAGGACTGGCAAGTTCTCTTTCAAAGACTTTGCCAAGAGCGTGATCCAAGACATCATGGCGATGATCTTGAAGTTTCAGATGTTGCAAATGGTCAAGATGGCGGCGGGGGCAATGGGCTTTGGCATTCCGGGATTCGCTGAGGGCGGGTCACCGCCTGTCAATCAGCCATCGCTTGTTGGTGAGGCGGGACCCGAATTATTCATTCCCAAGACCTCAGGAACGATCATCCCGAACAATCGAATTGGCTCGATGCTGGGCGGCGGTCAGACTGTGAATTACAACGGACCTTATATCGCAAGCATGAGCGCCATCGATACTCAATCTGCGACTCAGTTCTTGGCAAAAAACAAAATGGCAGTTTGGTCAGCAAATCAATCCGCTAACCGATCAGTCCCACAATCGAGGTAATCATGGCACTCACAGACATTCTTTCTATCAGCGAACAAGTCGGGATCAATGATCACCGATTCGTAGGGCAAGTCGTCAGCCGAAACCAAAGGATCAGCACATCGGAAATTCTGACTGTCGTGCCTTTCGCCTTTGAGATGTCACCCATGCGCTACTTGCTTTACTCTCAGAATCGAGGGCTTTTGAATTCCTTGCGGATTCCTGACAAAGCGATCGAGCAGTATCTCAATTTTGGCTCGACGGGGTGGGTGAACTACATCCAGTATCAAGGCGACTTGACCGAGGCTCAGATCGAGGCGGCGGCTTGGCAGACATCCTCGGCAAACAAGGTCTTGGTTCTAGGTAGTCTCCCTAGTATTAGTTCTACGAAATACATCGTCAAAGAGGGTGACTTCTGTCAGGTCGGGCGGTATGCCTATATTGCGACGGAGAGCGTTCAGAGAGGCTCAGGATCGACTGTGAGCATTCCCGTTCACCGCAACCTGATTTCGCCTCTCCTAGCCCCCGTAGGAGCGGTTCTAGGCGAGTTCGGGACGACAGTCTCCTTGGGTGGCGACAACTACACAGGCATCACATTCCCCGTGATCCTTAGGGAATACCCTGAGTATGCCCTGATTCCGATGACGAATGACTCCTACATCTCATGGAATGGATCATTCAAAGCCTTTGAGAGTGTCCTATGAATGTGATCACCCCTGTCGAGAATACGAACAACATTCGCTATGCCGATTTCGTTCGGGTGACCAGCCCGAGCGGGACATACCGATTCGCAACGACCCCCTCAGCCCTGACGATCCCCGAGGTCGATTCAGAGCCATTCAATGCCCTCGGTCAATTGATCAAGGTCGGTGATGCCACTCGAGACATCAAATCGACTGCCAATGAGACCTCATTCACCCTAGTCGGCATCGACACGGCAATGCTTGGGCTTGTACTTGGCACTCAAATCAAAGGCTCTCAGATCGAGGCTTGGCATGGATTCTTCAACACCGATGGCGAATTGATCACGACAGGCGGCTCAGGCGGCTTGTATCAATTCTTCAATGGCTACATCTCTTCATTCTCGATCACCGAGCAATGGATGGAGGAAGTTCGATCCTTTGTCGGGGTGATCAATGTCTCAGCCTCATCGATTCAATTGATCCTGCAAAACAGAACGGCAGGGCGATACACGAACGACAACTCTTGGCAATTCTTCAATAGCGGCGACACCAGCATGGATCGAGTCGCATTCGTCACGACGATCAACTATCAATTCGGCAAGGGTGCGTGATGATCCGAGAGGCAAACAAATTTGACAAGGAAGCCGTCATCGAGATGATGAAAGAGTTTCGAGACTCTGCCGATTTCATCGAGATTCTTGCTGACGACAATCTTGAATACTGGCATCGATTGCTTGATTCGATCTTTGCAGGGGCGGGGAAAATCTTTTACCAAGAAGGTAAAGGATTATTGATGTGCGTCATCATGCCGACTGTATGGGATGACAAGACCTTTGCTCTTCATGAATTGGCTTGGTTCGTTCGCCCTGAGCATCGCCGAGGCTTGACTGGCTTTCGCCTGTTTGAGGCATACATCAACTATGGCAAAGAATTGAAAGCCGCTGGCAGGATCAAATATTTCACAATGACAAAACTAGATGTAAGCCCTGATCTTGATTACGCTCGATATGGCTTCCGCAAGAAAGACGAGAACTGGATTCAATGATGAGAAAACTATACGCCCTGCTCTTTCTCTTATTTTTTGCGACGCCCTCATTCGCAGTCGGTACGATCATTGCCGTCTCGGTCATCGGGCTGACGGCTGGCTCTTTTGCGGCGGTCGCCGTAGCCTTTGCCATCAACATGGTGGTCTCGGCAGTCATCACCAAAGCCTTATTCAGCGCCCCTCAACCAAGCGATATGGCGGCAGGGCAAACGCAGGTCGATCCGGGAAACCGCCAGCAAGTCCCCCCTGCTACTGACAACAAATTGCCCGTGGTCTATGGTGACGCATGGGTAGGCGGCACAATCATTGATCTGAGCATCTCGAACAACAACCAAGAGATTTACTATGTCCTCGCTCTTTCAGAGGTGACGAATACGAATGCAGGGCAATCCCCTGACACAGTCACTTTTGGCGATGTCTATTACGGGGGCAAAAAGGTCGTATTCAATTCGACCGAGAAGTATCTTGTTGATGGTTTGCTTGATGAATCGACTGGCATCACAAACACCGAGGTGGCGGGCAAGATCAGAATCTACCTTTACACGAATGGCTCGAACACGCCTTTCAATTCCTCGTCATCGGCGATCTCGATCATGTCCAACTCAGACTTGGTCTACAAATGGGATTCGACCAAATTGATGAGCAACTGCTCATTCGCCATCATTCACCTGACATACAACGCCAACGCAGGGATCAGGGGCATCGAGCAGACAAAATTCCAAGTCAAAAATTCTCGATCCGCTCCGGGAGACTGCTTTGCTGATTACTTGATCAACACTCGATATGGGGCGGCTCTTCCTGCCTCTCAGATCGACTACGACAGTCTTGCGGCTCTGAATGAGTATTGCAATCAATCATTCACTTACACATCCTACGATGGCACGACATCGACTCAGACTCGATTCAGATTCGATGGCACGATCAGCACCGAAAGAACGATCATGCAGAACTTGCAGGATATGTCGTCCTGTTGCGATTGCTTGATCAAATACAACGAGATCGTTGGCACTTGGGGCGTAATCGTTCAAAAGCCATCCTACACAGTCTCGATGGACATCAACGATAGCAACATCGTCTCTGCCATTCAGATCACCCCGCTTGACATCAGCAACTCATTTAATGTGGCAGAGGTCAAATTCCCCGACAAGACGAGCCAAGATGCTTTTGCTTCTGCAATCTTTGATCTCGCCGTCATTGATCCCGCCCTGCTTTATCCGAACGAGCCTGTCAATAAGCAGAGCCTCTCTCTGCCTTTGGTGAACGATAGCGTTCGGGCGCAATACCTTGCCAATCGATTCCTGAAGTCTGCCCGAGAGGACTTGCAAGTCGATTGCTCAGTCGGTTTCACGGGATTGCAATTCGAGGCTGGCGATGTCGTGACCCTCACGAACGCCAACTATGGATGGGTGGCAAAACTATTCCGCATCAATAAAGTCTCGGAGACTTTCTCGGATGACGGCTCGATCATCTGCAAATTGCTCTTGATGGAGTTCAATCCATCGATCTACGATGATGTGTCGATCACGGCATTCACCCCGTCTCCCAACTCAGGCGTGGGCGATCCTCTGTTCTTTGGCACGATCCCTGCCCCGATGATCAGCAATCAGATCCCCTACGCCGCCTTTCCAAGTTTCGATGTAACAGTCACGACTGCTTCCTCGGGTGTGACCCAATACGCCGAGATATGGTATTCAGCATTCCCGACCCCGACATCGACTCAACGTCTCTTTGCTGGCACGACTGAAGTCAGATCGAGCGGAGCGCCTTACAACATCAACACGGCGATCCCTGCCGTCACCCTGACGGGCATCCCTGCTGGCAATTGGTATTTCTTCAGCCGCATGGTCAATAGTCTTGGGACATCGGCTTTCAGCCCCGCCTCATCGATGCTCGATTGGCGACCAATCACGATCACATACCCTTTGCGGTATTTGATGGTGGCGTATGCTGATGATGCTTCAGGGGGCGGCTTTAGCCTGAATCCAACCAACAAAGATTGGTTCGGCTTGGCAAATCAAGACTCAAGCAACCCGATCTCTGATCCTGCGGCATACACATGGTATGAGGCGATTCCTGCCTTTGGGACGACCAACTTCCTGCTCTACATCAATCGAGGCTCTCGCAAGTTCTCTTTTGCCGTGGGCGATGCCGATTACGCTTCATCGACTGGCGCTTATGTGCCGACCGAGACTGCTACTTATGACCCGACCCTTTGGTCTGCTTTGCCTACTCTGACGAACTTCATCGATCTCGATGCTCGGACGGGACAATTGCTTTCGCTTGGCACTTCCTCGGTCTCTTCAGCCGATGGCTTGATCAATGTGACCAACACCCCCAATGGGACTGTCGTAGCCGCCCTTGAACGCTTCTTGAACTTTGGCGCAGGGGTCAAATACAAGACCAGCCCTGTATCGTCTCTGACAGTCGATATTTACGGGCGAGTGGTGGGCTTCACTTCGCCTGACAACTTCTACTTCACCGAGACAGTATTTTCTGCGACGGCAGGGCAGACTTCATTCGCATTGATCCATGTGGTCGGCAACATCCTAGTCTTCAGGAATGGTGAACTCTTGGGATCAGGGGATTACACCGAGACCTCAACCACAGTCGTGATGACTACTCCTTGCCTCGCAGGGCAAAAGATCGTCATTTTGAACATGAGGGCAGAGACCACGATCGACTTCTATGAGCCGCTCAATATCTCTGTGGCATCAAGCACGACCAATACTATTACATACTCGGGAGCGCCCTACAACTACATCAATGTGGGTGACAAATTGACTTTCTCAAATTCGGGAACGCCGACTGCCTACACAGTCTCAGCCGTCAATTATTCGACCAAAGTCATCACATTCACCACCTCGATCTCAGGGGCGGCGGCAGGGGCGATCGTCTATCAATACCGAGCCACGGCAACGACATACAAACCATTCAGCCGCTTTGATGTATCTGTCTCTGCGGCAGGGTCTTACACCCCGACCGAATGGGCTTTGCGCTCAGGCTTTGAGATGGTCTTCTGTAATGGCATCGCTTTCAATGCTCTTGACTACAACATCACGGGCGGAACGATCAATTCATTTCCGAATCAGATCACAGGCACTTTGACGATCATTCAATTTTCTGAAAACAATTTGGGAGTGCCATGCTCGAACGTTGGCAATGCTTTGGCAACCACAATCGAGGGCATCACCGAATACGCTTACTCGAATAATCCCCTCGCTTTTGAACTCTATGCAAACGGGTGCATGCTGGCGAATGGGTCGGACTTCACTAATACAGGATCACTTTACACCTTGTCAACTACACCTGCTAATAGTTATACTGTCTTGCAACAACAATCTTACGCAAGGGTGGGAGCCGCATGACGCAAGCGTTCAACCTCAGCCAATTGGCAAACAATGTAGACACAAGCGGTCTGCTGGATGCCTCTGTCGGGCTTGCCAACGCCGTTCCCATTGCGAATGGCGGCACAGGATCGACAACTGCATCAAACGCAAAGATCGCCCTCGAGATCATCACAGGGGCGACAAAGAGCGAGATTCTGCCCGTCGGCACGACTCTGCAACGAGATTCAAGCCCTCAGGCTGGCTACATCCGATTCAATTCTGACTACTCAACCTTTGAGGGCTACAACGGCTCAGGATGGGGATCGATTGGCGCTGGCGCAAAGGGTGGCGGCAACAATCAAGTCTTCTTTGAGAATGACACAAACGTAACGGTGGATTACACTATTACAAGCGGCAAAAATGCGATGACCGCAGGACCAGTAACTATCAACACGGGTGTGTCGGTAACGGTTCCTGATGGCTCGACATGGACAATCGTTTAAGGGGCGAACATGGCTGGACAACTAACAATCGACACGCTGAAGGCAAGCACGGGCGTTCTAGCCACTCAAAATGGCATGACTGGCATATGCAAGGCATGGGTTTTATATAACGCATCTGCACAAACAATTACTGGCTCTTTTAATGTAAGTTCAGTTACTTATAACGGGCAATCAGATTACACAATAAACTTTACTACTGCTATGCCAAGTGCCGCTTATGCCGTATGTGCATCAATAGGAGATACGACCGTTGTGACTGGAAGTAGTGGGGCGGCAGTTTGTATGCCACAAACCTATTCAACTGGTTCGGTGCGAATAAGAACTGGTTATAACCTTATGGTTTCAAATAATTGGAATCAAAATAACATAGCAATTTTTAGTGCTTAAAGGATAAATCATGGCTGGCACTCTAACAATCTCAACTCTGTCTGACGGCACGAATAGCACCTCGACTACGAACTGTATTTCAGGCTCTGCGAAAGCATGGGTGAACTTTAACGGCACAACGGCGGGTATCCGTGCTTCCTACAATGTAAGTTCAATCACAAGGAACGCAACGGGTGACTACACCATAAATTACACAAATGCTTTTGCGGACACCAACTATGCAACAGTAGCGTCATCATCCGCTTGGTATGCAACACAGTGGAATTACGGCGTTTCTCTAAACACAACAACCTCATCAGCAACTCAATCTGCGCCAACAACCACATCAACAAGAATTTTTCAATACACAGTCAGCGGTGCGTATGACCCTATTTACGTGTCTTTCGCCGCATACCGATAATCAGGAGAAATCAAAATGAATGTCATCATCTTTCAAAACGACAACGGCGGTGTAGCAACTTGCATCCCTACTGGCGAATTGCCAATCGAAGCAGTCCTCGAAAAGGATTGCCCTAAAAATCGAGGCGCTCGTATCGTTGCCTACGCTTCTCTTCCCCTTGCTTACAACGACTTCTATGACGCTTGGGAGATGGATGACACCTCTGTCAAGGTCAACAAAGCCAAAGCGGTCGAGATCACCAAAGCCCGTCTCCGCATGGAGCGTGAGCCTCTCTTGGCAGAGCAAGATGTTCTCTTCCAGCGAGCCTTAGAGACTGGCGCTGATACGACTGCGATCGTGGCTGAGAAGCAAAGACTGCGAGACATCACTTCATTGGCTACCGCAAGCAAATCTCTTGAGACCTTGCGTGGTCTGACTGCAAAGGGGTAAGTCATGGCGATCACCCTTTTCGGATCAAAACAAAACATCATTCAGGTGGTGCAAGGGACTTCATCAACGGCAGTTTCGGTCAGCAGTTCTACCTATGTGACAACAGGGGTGTCGGCATCTATCACGCCACAAAATACAGCAAACAAAATTTTGGTAATGGCTAATTTGACGATAAATTTAAGTTCTAATGCTGGCAATATTCAGCAAGGATTTCAAATCCGAAGAAACGGCACGACAGTTTTTACAACAGGCAACAAAATGAATGTCAATTCCATTGTGGATATGGGCTTGCAAGAACCTTTGGTTTTTTTAGATTCCCCCGCTTCTGTTTCTGCTTTGACTTATGAAATCTTTTTTGCACAGGTAGTTTCTTCAGGTCCTTATGGCGGCTCGACTGTCAATCCATCCTTGACTGCCCCGACTCAATCTATCATTCAATTATTCGAGGTTGCGTATGCTTAAAAATGAACAAATCTCAGCCGCAATCAAATCTCTGTGCCCTGAGGCTCAATGGGCTTTGACAGGAGATTCAATTGACGGTCTTGATTGGCACACACCTAGCATCCCTAAGCCAACGGAAAAGCAAATACTTGCAGAGATTGCTCGATTAGAAAAAGAATTTGCCGACAATAAATATCAGCGAGATCGAGCAAAGGCTTACCCCTCTGTCGTCGATCAACTAGATACGCTTTACCATGGTGGCTTTGACGCATGGAAAGCAATGATTGAAACGATTAAAAATAAATACCCCAAACCATAGGGCAAAGTTACAATGTGACGACAAGATAAGACATGATTCGTAGCCCTGTCAGCACATAGGGCTAT